TTTAATACTGATGCAAAGAAATTTGCGTCAAGGGGGTTAGTTCGGCAACCCATTGAAATTAAAGTTATCGCAGGGAGCAGAGCATATTGGGAGTTTTTTAAAAAGCATCACTATCTAACAGAAGAGCTACCAAAGTCTGCACATTGTTATTTAGCTGTATGGAAAGATAAGATTATTGGATTTGCTTCTAGTATGTCTTTACCAGGATGGACACCACCACTTTATGAAGGTGACAAAAGATTAAAGTGGAGAGAAGCAAGAACAGTAGTCTTGCCTGATTTTCAAGGACTTGGCATAGGAACTAAATTGTCTGATGCAGTAGCTGATATAATGCTTGATAAAAAAGTAAGGTATTATTCTAAAACTTCTCATATAAGAATGGGCGAATATAGACAAAAGTCACCATTGTGGAGAGCTACAGTAAGCAACCTTAAAGATAGAAGTAGTGACACTCACGATCATTTAAAACGACTTATACCACTTGAAAGAGATAGAATCTGCTATTCCCATGAGTACATAGGGGAAAATAATAAATCATATGATCCTAAATATAATAGACCTGATGATAAACAGATAAGTTTATTTTAAATAAAATACGAATATCATAAAGGTTATTAAATATGAAAGTTATGGAAATTAAATATCAAGAAACTGAAGAATGGTTATTAAAAATTCACTATGCTAAAAGGATACCCTGCATAACTTATTCTTATGGGTTGTATGAAGATGGTATTTTGGAAGGTATAATTACTTATGGAACACCTGCATCTCCAGCTCTATGTAAGGGTATATGTGGAGAAGATTATAGAAAGTCAGTTTTAGAGTTAAATAGACTATGCTTATTAAACAATAAGAAAAATCAAGCATCTTTTCTAGTTGGTAATTCTTTAAAGCTATTACCTAAACCATCAATAGTAGTTTCATATGCTGATACATCAATGAACCATCATGGCTATATATACCAAGCTACTAACTTTTTATACACAGGCTTATCTGATAAACATAAAGAATGGCGAATGAATAAATCTAATTTACATTCTTTACAAGTTTGCAAACTATATTCAACAGAAGAAAGAAAATCAAATCCAGATAAATTTACGTTTCAAGAAAGACCTAGAAAGCATAGATATATTTATTTTATTGGTGATAAAAAACAAAAGAAATTATTGTTGAGTAATTTAAAATACAATATTGAGCCATATCCAAAAGGCGATAACATTAACTATAAAACAAATTACAATCCTAAAGTGCAACAAGTATTATTTTGATTTCTTTACGTTATCTATTATTTCAGATGCCATAGCACTTTCTGTATATACATAACCCATAGATTGTATATTGACTTTACCAACTTCATTGTCATCATACTCTTTTGCTCGTGGATCGTCTTCAAAAAACATTTCGTCTTCAGAAGGATCATTTTTCCCATCTATAGAACACATGATCTGCTATTATCTTTACCTTCTTCTTTTTATACGCCCAGTAAGGAGTGACATAAGTTGCATGATAATGCGTTGCTCCCCTTACTAAATTTAATCCATCAAAGAAACCTTCATACAATTTTTGAGATAAGTCTAGTGAATTATGCCATGATTGTAAATCTTTTGGTTTATCTGACTTTCCATCACACCACCAACTAAAATGGCATCTGTTTTTTATTGGAATATTATTGGAATAAGAACCCTGATAAACAACTCCACAAATAGTATTTGGAAATCTAACATCTTTTACCCTATTTAAAGTTACTAAGCCTACTGCTAATTTGCCCACTAGAGGCTGATTTCTTGCTTCATGGTATATATTGAGAGCAAGGCAACCAACCTCATCTGCATGAGCTCTAAAATTTAACATAGCCATTATTACGACTAATAATAAAAAAATAATTGAAAATAAATATTTCATAATAATCCCCCAAGATTATTCGCCCATACTTTGCAATACAAATAATGCGTTTATATCTTTAAACTTATCATCAAACCAACCTTGATCAACCATTAAATCTTCTAAATGCTTTTGTGTTGATACCCACATAGCTTTTGTTTCTTTAGTTTCAGGAGCATCATCCATTAAACAATTCATTAAATTCTCTTTGTTATTTATAGCATTACTTAATACTGAATTTATTTTCCAAGATAAATTGTCTATGTCCTTCTGTAAAAAATTATTCAATAAAAATGCTTTCCAATACAATTGGATTCGTATTTCTTTATAAACATCCCACTTGGTTAATTTCTTTTCCATTTCTTTTCTAAGTTTTGAAAGTTCATATGTCATTTCGTTATTTTCATCTTTGCTATTAAGTCTATAATAAACTTTTACTATTTTTTCTATTTTCATTTTATTCTCCTAATCCTCTGTCAAAATAATCGTCAATCATTTCTTTTGCTTGCCACAATGTGTTAATGCTATCAGATGGTGGTTGATTTGGTGGGCATACATTCCAATGTCTTGAACCATATCCCTCCATATTTACAACTTCCCAACCTCTGTAGTTATAACATCCACTTGAAATTTTTTTTGCTTTGTAGATCATTTTTTTCTCCTAATTTTGTTATTCATCTTTCCTTATAAACAGTATAACACAACCCTTTAAACATGTCAACTACTAAAATGGGTTAATAAAACATTTATTTAGGGTTGACTTATATATTCATATATGTTATAATGATGTTAAGGAAAGATAAACAATAAAATTAGGAGAAGAAAATGATTACTATTAATTTTACAGACCAAGAAATGATTGAATTATTATGTTTAATAGATTCTTCAAAAGAATTTAAAATGACTAAAGAGATAGATACTAATAATTATTCTAAAGAAGAATTACAAATGGCTGAAAAACATTTAATGCCATTGTTTACTAAACTTGGGATGTATAAAAAGCAATCATAACAAGAGGGGGATTAACTTCCCCCACTTTTACAAAGGATTAGAATGACAATGTTAAGTTTAATCAGAGGTTACAGTAGTGTGTTCCAACATATTGGAGATGCTTATAGTAAGAAGGATGAACAAAGGTTTTACTATGGCTATGAATTATGCATTAGAGCTAAGACAAACATAAAGCTATTGCATAAGTATTTATACAACAGACATAATTTTAATAGAAAAGATTGTGCAAGTTTGTTAATGTTGGCAAGACGCAAAATGCGTTCTAGGTTCAGAAGTGAGAGGAAGAACATTCCTCCAGTGTAACTCCCCTTGTACACCCTAGTGGAATAGCTAAAGCTGAAATAGGCTATTTCATTATTTGGCAATGCTTCTTAAACTATCCATGACACTATCAATAGATGGCTCTTTGCCATTTGGATCAAGAACACATTGGTATTTTCTGGGGCATCCATTTGCAATATCTGTGAAGTCTAATGTGAAAGTCTTTTGTGCTCCTTGATATATACAAGCTACCTTATCTTTATACACTTTACGTTTCTTTAATCTGCATGTGGTCATAGTAGGAAGGACAATAATTCCTTTTTGTATCTTTTGTTGTCGTGTGTAATCTTTACTTTTGTATTTGTAACCATCAGCATATGCATTAAATGTAACTACAAAACCTATTATGATAACTGATATAACACAAAACACTATGCCTATAGTTTGTAATGTATCTATAAATTCTTTCTGTCTTTGTCGTGCTTCAATTCTTTGTAACCTACTTGCTTCTCTTGCCTCTGATATTCTATTGGCTCTTTCTGTTATAATTTCATCCCAAGCCTCTGGGCCAAAGCGAAGGTTCACCATATTCTTTAGCGTTTGACGTTGTTCTTCAAGCAGTTTACGATCTATAAATTCTGTAGCTGTACTTTCAACAGAGCCAAACTGTTGAGCAATAGACATACCTTTGCCAGACTTCTTATTCATTTGGGATTCACCAGTAAAGAAACCATCTATCTGTTTTGCTATACCTGAAATATCATTTACTGTTGAAATATTTTCTTTAATGAAGGAAACACTTTTTTGTACAAGAGCAATTCCAGTAAGAATTTCAACAAGCACCATCGCATTTACCTACCTAATTCTAACTCATCAAGAATGGCTTTTGCTGAAGAAGGCTTTGGTACGTTTAATTCATTATTGTTAGCTGTTCGATCGCTTCCAAAAAATATTCTTCCTAAAACTTTTATAGCCTGAGAATGACTAACAGACATTCTTGAAGCATCAGCCATTGCTGCTAGTTTAGCAGGATCTAGTAATCCTTGTACTAATGCATCTTCTCTAGCATTGCCCATCATTTTATTTATAAAAGTCAAAACTCTTCCAGGACGTGTAAATACTCCAACATAACCTCTTGCAGCTGATAATAATAAACTATTTGATACATCAGCAGTACGTGCACTAACATTTGTTAAAGCTGGCTTCATTGCATCTAAAACTTTTTTTAAGTTTTGAACATAAGAGGGGCTAAATAACAGACCAAGTTTATCTTTATTTTGTCTTATATAGTTATTCATTAAATCAAAATCTGGAATAGCTATTCCGTTTATTTCTTTTACAAATCCCTTTGTTTTATCAGTCATTTCTTTATAAACTTTAGCTTGAAATATCTTTTTTAATTGAGGTTCTGCATTTAAAATAGGAATAATCTTTTGGAACCTCGTTATATTATCACCTTTCCAAACTAATGAAAATAGTTGTTCAGGTTCTTTTAATAAAGCACCACCTAATTCTAGTGTCTCATCTATCTGAGATAAAGAAGCCACTCTTTTAGCGTTTATTTGAGTAACAACATCACCAAAATCGGTAGCGTTGTTTAATTTTGCTATGGCTTCTGGAGAGAGATATTCCTTCATAACTGTTCCGTACTTGTCTACGAAAGCCTTATGTGCGTTAATGTCTATCTTCGTAATTATCCCATTAGAGTCTTGTTTTACGACTTTTTTAAGCCATTGCTCACGGATAGAATCTCCTATTTGAACAACTAAATCAGAGTTTGCTGGGTTACTTTTTATTTCACCAGCGACTTCTAAAACAGCTGTCCTACCTGTTTTATCGGCTTGCATAACAATATTGAATGCTGCTTCTGGGTTTTTAGCAGTCCTTAGTTTTGCTATGGCTGATATTTGAGCGTTACGAAACTTTTTAGAAAATTCTGCAAATCCGTCATCTAGTATTTTTAATTCAGTGGCTAATCCTTCTGGTGCACCTTTCCTAGAAAGAACTCGTGTTCTTGCTATTTCTAGTGCTTTTACCATCGAAGTTATTGTTTCAGGATAAGGAGTGTCTTCTCCTTTTAAAGATTTTAAATAAGCCTTACGTTCTAATCTTCTTAAATCTCTCAGGTTTTCATTTAGTGTTCTTAATGAAATATCTTTTACTTTTAATGCTCCACCTTTTTCCGAAAGAACAAAAGAATCGTATACTTTATTTACAATTTTTGATTCTTCTGCACTTAAAAAAGGTCTATCAGCAAAAGTTTTCTTTAAATTAGAAGCAAGCCTTGCTGCTTCTGATGGCTTTATTCCACCCTTACCAATAACAACACTATTTATATCTATACCCGTTTGAGCCGACCATTTTTTATAAAGAC